AGCGTCCTAACGTAGTTTTTGAAGTAGATGATACGTGTTCGCCTGTTACGGCTTATGCGGGCTAATTCGAGGTATACGGTGCGGGATTGGGGGATCATGGTTCATACCACCTTAATCCAGTCGCGGCGTTCGTAGAATTCGGGGTCTTTACTCATGTTGTTCCATCCTCCCCATGATTTCGTGCTTATAGAGCTTGTCCATACTGATTTCACCGGCTTCAAATACGTCTGTACGGTCGTATAAGGGGATATACTTGTGCTTCTTATCTTCATTGGTCCCACCGTGTCCGGCAGCCGAAGCGTAACGAAAAGCGGAAGGCCCTTCGTTTCCATTTCTAAGCGCCGGGATCCCCAGTTCCTTGCAACGTGTTCTAGTGAGCAGAACCGCAAATGGATATGGCTCATGTGTCCAACGTTCAGATCGAGGGATGTAGTAAGGCAATCCCGTTTCCTGCACTTCTTCTTTCGTGTACCACCCTTTAGCATTAGGCAATTTCCGACACCTCACATTCACAGATTTCAAGCCCACAACAGCCATGTACCGATACAACTTCCTCCACTTCTTTTCCGCATCCCGTACAGTAGTCCACTTTGTAGAAAACTGGCGTTTCTGCGTCGTACGGGAATGATTTCTTTTGACCGGTTTCAATCGGTTTTAAGCAACATCCACTGACTGTATTCACGCCGCTTCATCCTCCTTAAGCTTCTCTCGAATCATCGCTATACGGTCCTGTTCGGCCTCATATTCGCTTTGAAGCATCACTCTAGTGGCATAATACTGTTTGGAGATCAAGTCCCGGAAAAGCGATTCTAGAGAGCTTGCCGACCAGCAGAAGTTACGTCCGCATTCCGTCTCTACGTGGTATTCGATCATGGGGGATGCGGCTGTGTTCATGCAGCACCTCTCGGAAAGTTAGGATTACGTACAGGCGGTTTAGGGAGTCTGCGTATCGTTGTCATGGTGTTGTTCCTCCTCTAAGGTTTCAATAATTTCGAGCGCTCTATCTGCCGATTGGATCAAACTATCAAGCTCGTTTTTCATGAATAGACTAAGGTTCTCAAGGATTTCATAAGGACTAGGTGCGGCAAAAAATGGTTGCTTGTGCGTGTTTTCTCTTAATGTCGTTAAACTGAATCTAATTTCCTCGATTTTTTCAAACAGTTCTTCCATGCACTACTTCCTCCCGTTCTCTTCTATCTGGCATTGGATACAGCATAGTTTGATACTCTTCGATACTGGATCGGGGTACAGTCTGTGTAGTTTGTTGTGTATTTCGCAGTAGAGGAGATCAACCAACTAGCTTACCTCCTTGATCCACTGTTCCTTGATCGCCAGTCGGAACCAGCAGTCTTTGTCGTAAAGGTAATCGTCGATGTATATGTAGCCTCCTGGCGGTACCTTCTTCCCGCATCCACACGCACATGATGGGTAATCCTTTTCTGGTTCGACCAGCAACACTCGGTCATGCACTCTCACTCTGTTCACCCTTTCCGTAAGATGCCATGAGTAAATCATTCTCGACTTCGTCCATGAATGCTTCGTACTCGAACAGTGCTTTAAGCTTGTCCATGTTGTTCGATGCAGCTCGTACTCGTTGTGCGAATTGGCCGTGGTAATAGGCCGCGGATTTGAGTGACACGTTTACGCTCCTTTCTGCGTATTCTCGCGATTGGCCTTAGCCTTTCTCTCGGCAGCTAGTGCGAGAAGGCGGTTAACGTCGTTTTGTACGTCAGGGTGTAAGTCGCGTGTGCTCAGTTTCATGGTTGGCCTCCTTGAAGGTGTTTTCTGAAAATCGTCGAATAATTACTTATGCGCTCTGTTCACTTTTGTAACCATTTTCGATAAAAAAAATGGTGTCAAACTCTTCTTCTAAAAAATCAGCAATCTTCTTGGCAATCGGAGGGCTAGGATTACGATTTCCGTTTAAGAGTTGAACAACAGTACTATGAGAGATACCGATTGCTTGTCCAAACCCACGACGCGTGAACCCTCTCTTCATGACCGCTTCTTGAAGTTTAATGCGATCGCGGATTAGAATTTTCATTGTTTCACCCCCTTGTTCACTTTTGTGTTGTTTCTTATGTAACCAATATACACCATGATGTTCACATGTGCAACCACTATTTTTAAAAAGTTTGATATAAGTAACACAAATGTGTTTATAATAAGAACGAGGTGGTTACAATTGGAACCCGTTGACTTCGGGCTGTATTTGAAAAAGAAACGCAAAGAAAGAAAGCTTACTGTTCGACAACTGGATTTAAAATCTGGTGTTTCCCACTCTTATATTTCTCAAATGGAGAACGGAGCCCGTGGAATTCCATCACCGGAAATTCTCCAGAAGCTCTCTGGTCCACTTGGTGTTGATTATAATGAGTTGATGAAAGAGGCCGGATACATTAATGGGGTTGAAGTAAAAAACACAAAAACAGCAGAAGAAATTAGCAACGAAATAATGAAATTGTTGAATAGCAACCATGCACTCACGGTAAACGATCATGTTCTCACTGAAGATGATAGAAATACTCTTAGAGGTATGCTGGATAGAATGTTCCCTAAAAAAGATGAAGCGCCCTAACCAGGGCGCTTTTCTAATGCTATCTTAAGCACTTCGTTCAAACTGGCACTATTGCTGTTTGGGATATTGATGATAGCGCTTTCCATCTGCTCTACCGTGCAAATGTCGAATAACTCTCGGAAACGTGGCGCTAATTCGATAGTATTTTCCATTAAGTATCCTCCGCACTGTATGATATTTTCCATTATAAATGAGAACGCACGTTCCTATCAATACAGTAAAAAAGAGACTCGCCCACTATCCAAGTATGTATTCGTTCGTTATAATGTCTTTGTGGGCGTAGTCCCGGATTTAACGTTCACAAAACTGGTGAGCGTTCCTTTTCAGCCACTTACTCGATTCTTGGCGGGACCGGTAAGAGGCCTTGATCGTCTCCAGTTGGAGGCGATTTTTATTTTACAATGTACAACTTAGGTGATTTTAATTTTCGACGATACTCCTGGAATTCTTCGAATAGACCATATTCTAAAATGAAATCCACAGCGTCAGAGTTCTTCTCACACTTTTCTTTAATTTCATCTAATTGCTGTTCTTGTTCAGTAAGATGGTATGACAATCGACTTGAGAATTCAAACATTACATCCCACGAATCATTAACATCTTCACTTGTTACACACTCAGGCGTAACCTGCACTTTGTGGTTGTACATTTTAAGAAGTTTTCCTAATTCTTCTGTTGTTATATCGCTGTATTTCATTTACTTTCTCCTTCCTTATCCACTTTTTTTAGGATACCATCCAGAAATTATCTTCATGGCTACGGGAAAATCTACACGTCTAATTTCGGAGTACGAAGAAACATCAAAATGATTTTTCAATGTCTTATAGATTCCTTGAAAATGAGCACTTGTGTATCCTTCAGAATTTAGTTCTCCTTGTCTCCTATCAACAGCCTGTTGTATTGCAGCTCTTTGTTGTTTAGTTAGAACGACTTCATTGTCGACAACAAACACTCCGCTTCAATTCAGCATTTTCCAACTTCATCTCTTTCATGCTAGTTAGAGCGGAGATAAGAATGTCCTCAATTGTATGCGGAACTACTTGATTTTGGGAAATAATATCCCTTGCTTTGAAATAATTTTTAACGAGTTGTTTCTGTACTTTCCACGCAAGCTCATCAGTGAATGGTTTTACCAGTAATGAGTATCCAGATTCAGTGAATAGTAGGAGCCCATTTGGAGCTTTTAAACCAAACTCTGCAAATGCTTCGTACGTATTGCGTACGAAGTAATCTTCTCCTTCTACAAAATGCTTCCTGGCAGAGGCAAACGTTCTTCTTGCAGTTCCGTCCGGACGTTCATGAATTGTATCAATGTCTTTTAGAGTTACTACTCGATGTCCGTTAAACTCCTTGACTGTAATTTCGAAGTCCTTATTTTCAATCATCAATTTAATTGCTCCCATTCTCTTTCCTCCTTTTAATTGGTTCACTTTGTGCGTATAATGATTACGAAACGGCTACATGTTCATCAAGCAAGTCATCAATATAATCGACTTTAAAAAGCGCCTTAAGCTTTCTTGCCATGTTCATCGACAGACCTCGATCTCCGCGTTCAATCTTATTGTAATGAGACTGTGTAATCGCAAGTGCTGCTGCAACTTCTGCCTGAGTCATAAAATTGATCTTTCGAAGATATTCTAGTCTGCTTTTAGGTTTTGCCATTTTATCACCCCATTTAGGAATGTATTAGTTCATTTCGAGATTATAATAACACATTATGGACCATTGTCAAGAGGTGGGTGTTTTGTCGTGGAATTGTTCGCAGCTCGACTAAAGTGGTGCAGAGAGCGAAGGAGTTTGACTCAAAAACAAATGGCCGAAAAGATTGGTATGACTCAATCCAGTTATTCAAAATATGAGTACAATCTTCGCGAGCCTAAACTGGAGATTTTGGCCCAACTTCCTGCAATCTTGGATGAATCACTTGATTTTCTTCTAGGTGTAACTGACTTCACTAAGAATGCAACAATTATTTCTAACAAATATGACGAGGCTTGTATGGCTGTTGCTGTAGTTGAATCGGAAAAGGAAAAAGCATTATGGAATCAACGAAGAGAAGCGGCAAGGACTTTGCTGTATAACATTTTGTCAGAAATTCCATTCGTCAAAGAAACTACTCTTAACTTTGCCCAAGAAGGCGACGAATGGATATCATTACTCACAGAAGTTAATGAACTTGAAAACAAAGATAAACAAAATTAATAACTAAAAGGAGCTTCAACGATGCGGTATGCGCCGGATCGTTGCCTGCTTCGAAAATAATCCCCTAGACAGGGGTTTTATTTTATACAATATCTTTGAGGTGATAATATGCGTGTTGCTTGCTACTTACGCGTCAGTACATTAGACCAGGTTCAAGGTTACTCATTAGACATGCAACGAGAGCGCCTAGAGGCCTACTGTAAGGCTCAGGGATGGGGAGACTTCACCTTCTACATGGATGATGGCGAGAGCGCTACAAACCTCGATAGGCCCGGCATGCGAAGGCTTATTCGACATGTAGAGGAAAAGAAGATCGACGCTGTTATCGTATTGAAATTGGATCGCCTTTCGCGTAAGCAAAAGGACGTTTTATATTTGCTGGAGGATGTATTCGAGAAAAACGGCGTGGCCTTTATGTCGGCTACAGAACCATTTAACACGGCAACGCCATTAGGAAAAGCCATGATCGGTATTCTGGCGGTATTTGCCCAGCTCGAACGGGATATGATCGTAGAACGTACCGTAGGCGGAAAATTACAGCGTATACGCGGCGGAAAGTGGCATGGTGGACATGCTCCATTTGGTTACATGTGGCCGGGAGAAGGAGACCATTTAGAAGTTGTACCCGATGAAGCCGAGACAGTCAGAGAGATATTCCGTAGATTCATCGATGGCGCATCGTATAGCGAGCTTGCAAAGTGGGCTCAAGATAGACACCCATCGCACACTTTTGATGCGGGAGTTATAAAGAGGCTTATTAGCCGTCCAACGTACGCCGGGAGAATGCTCTATTCTGGTACCATTTATGAAAGCGGAACGGAAGCGATCATCGATGAGAAGACGTGGGCAGATTCGGGAAAGGAATTAAAGCGCAGAAACGACGGACTCCCACCACGTGGCGAATACTTGCTTACAGGGCTATGCCGGTGTGGATTATGCGGATCGTCCGTAGTCCATGAAACGAAGCAGTACAAGCACAAGAAGAATGGAAAAATTTATCATAAAGATTATATCTGCTGTAAGTCGCAAAAGTTCAAGCCATATAGTTGCAATATGGGATATCATCAGCGCATTAAAGTTGAAAACTATATTATCAACAAAATTAAGAACATGTCCACATATGCCGATGACATGAAAAACCAGTTAAGACATACCGAGAATGACAACACGGAAATCATAAAATCACTTGAAGCAAGAATCAAGTCGGCGGAGACTGGAATAGAAAATTTGATGGAAGCCATTCAGATTGGCGCGGTTAAAGCTTCCGCCGTTGCAAAACGGATAAAAGACCTAGAAGAAGAAAAAGAAGCTGCAGAGAGCAGTCTATACGAATTGGAGGAAGCAGATTCAGAAACGTCCGATAGTGTAGACGTGTCGTTCATCCAAGAGATCGGGGACGCATGGGATCAATGGACAGAAGAAGAACAAAAGATCATCTTGCGGAAAATCATACTTTCGATAAAGATTAACCATAGAGGACAAGATCCGGAGATTACATTTAATACCTATCCGACTCCAATAACATTGTAATTTTGTCCACATGATTTGATACTCACTTCCGTCAGAATATAATTATGCGGACAAAACAATACAATTGGCCATTGAATACAAACATATGTTCTGCATATAATAATCATGAGGTGAATCCCATGATCGATCTCGATGAACACACCACTAACCTAATCCGCGAACACATGCACATCACACTTTTACTCCCTAAGCTTGTAGAGAGCATCCAGGAACTATACGAATCGCGGCATATCACATTAAAGGATGCAGCCATCATGTTTAACAAGGCACTTGGCCGCTATTATCGGACGAGGTTGCAGGATGTAAAGAAGGAGATGCGTACACTCGGCATATCCACTTGGATAGAGGATCAAGTAGATATGATCTACATTAATGGGCTATTCGGAAAATCGTGTTGAAACCCACTTGACGACAAATGATATTAAAATCGGATTATCGTGTTGTTATCCACCTCCTAAGATGGTAGAATGGTAATAAAAGGAGGCTTTAATATGCCAAGAGATATTAAGTTTCGTGGGTGGGACACCGCCAATAACATGATGACCATGGACTTGCAGGATGAATACATCATTGGTGAGTGGTCAAGTGATCCCAGATTCATTGTTATGCAATACACAGGACTCGTTGATATAAACGGCAAGGAAGTCTGTGAACGTGACATTGCTGAAAACGAAGGTCACAGATATGAAATTGTTTACCGAGATGACATGGCTATGTTTATGGTTAAAGTCATCAAAGGTGCAACGTTAGTGAAAGGGCTGTGTTTTCCTCTTTGGCAATATAAACAATCGGAGCGTTCGAAAGTGCTTGAACTAAAAGTTATCGGCAACGTGTACGAAATCCAAGGAGGTGCATCTCATGGATGATTGGATGTTGGAACGTGAGTATTTACTAAGGCATCTTCGTCATCTCGAAAGTAATTGGATGCATAGCGAACGGGTTGATGAGCGGCAATCTGCTCGACACTTTCAAACAATTGCAGACGAGTTAGAGAGCGGCGATATGCTGAAGAACGCAAAGCTATTGAAACATATACAAGAATCCCGAACTACGGAGGTGCGTCTCATGAATATTGATTGGTCAGAAAAGAAGTATTGGACAGTCGCCTTATTGCAAGAGACGTTACCAGCCTACACCGTATTAGAAAGTAAAGAAGTTGGGGATTTCGAAAAGCTTTGGCAAGCTAAGTTAGACTGTGAAAGAGTCCTCGGCTCTGTGATTCGTCCAAAATGAACATACTCAACCTCCCAAGTCTAAACATACTTGCAGTCCATGAAACCGATGATACTTACCATGTCGAGGCGGAGAGTGCATCTCCGCTTCTTGATATGTGCGATCAGTGCGGTTTTGGTGAAGAATACTTGTCGAAGTTTGGGACAAAGAAGCATCTTTACGCCGATACACCTATGCATGGTAAGAGAGTCGCCATAACGTTCAAGAAACAGCGTTATCGGTGCAAGAACTGCGGTACAACTTGCTTTGAGATACAACTTGATATGAGCGATAAGAGGCTCGCTACGCAGCGTCTAATCGAGTACGTGAGCCAGCAATCGCTTAGCCGTACGTTCACCAGCATAGCCAAGGAAGTCGGCATGGACGAGAAGACGGTACGTAATATCTTCCGTGAATACGTGAACTTCTTGTATGAGAATTTCCGTAACGAGACTCCTAAATGGCTTGGTATCGATGAGATACACATCATCAAGCCACGTTGCGTGCTCACAAACATCGAAGAGAATACGATCTTTGACATGCTGGAGAATCGCAATAAGGATACGCTTGTAAAGTACCTCAGCAAGCTCCCTAACAGACATCAAATACAGTACGTTGCCATGGACATGTGGAACCCCTATAAGGACGCTGTGAAGGCTATGATGCCACAAGCTATGATCGTCGTTGATAAGTTTCATGTGGTTCGCATGGCTAACACCGCCTTAGAGGATATACGCAAAGCTCACCGCAAAGAGATTGAACCAAAGCAACGTCGCCAGCTCATGCGTGATAGATACGTTCTCCTGAAGCGTCAGCACGATCTCACCGCCCAGGACATGCTTCTGCTGGACTTGTGGACGGCTAACTATCCCAAGTTGAAAATGGCTTACGACCTCAAGGAAGACTTCTTCAAGATATGGGACTCCAAAAGCCGTCTGGAAGCCTACGACAAGTACCAGCATTGGTTAAGGTGTATCCCTGATGAGATGCAAGCCCCATTTAAGCCGATTGTAACGGCTATGAGGAACTGGGAAGAAGAAGTGTTCAACTACTTCGATCACCCCGTCACAAACGCTTATACGGAGTCTGTGAACAACCTCATAAGGCTTGCTAATCGAATCGGTAGGGGCTACTCATTCGAAGCCTTAAAAGCCAAAATACTCTTCACAGAAGGCATGCGGAAAACCAAGACGACGAAGCATTCCATGCGATCACAGTACAACACATATTACTCGATGATGTCCTACAACAGCCAAGATTACGAAGAAACGTTGTACCTCGGAACAGACATTTCAACACTGGTTGAGGTGATTGAGAAGGGGAGCTTTTAGCCCCTTTTCAACACGTTAATCCGAATACCCCATTAATGTAGCAAGACGAGGCGAGAAGGAACGGTTCGGGGTAAAGCGTAAGATTGCGGATGAGGAAATACAAGCGATGGTGGATGGATTCGCGGATTTGTTGGAGTCTAATCCGCCAGAGTTTAAGCCGTATAAAGTTGAAATGGATCGTCCAAAGTGGCAAATGATGTAGGGGCCTGCTCATGGGAGCAAGCCCTTTTCCTTTGGTTGTATTTTTTCTGGTTTTTCGGCAATTTGGTTGTATCGATGTTTTGTCAAGGAAATTATTGCGGAACATAGTACCCTTTATCGATTGCCACTTGGATAATGTCCAGAAGCTTCGCCTGTGCCGCAACTTGGTTCGGGTCCTTTGCGTTTACCGCCTTGTTGTATAAGTCCTGATAACGCGTATGGAACCCGAATATACGCGCAAGGGCCGTATTCGGCGTATTGTTGAGCGACATTTCGAGTTCGATCGATGCGATATCCTTGCGTACCTTAGCCATATCGTAGCCGGGACATGCGGTCGGACTAAGCTCCTTATGGCCCATCAACTGACGGAACTTCGGTAGCCATTGCTTGAACAAGAAGTATGCCGCATACAGTGCGTTACGGTCCTGATCCGTCAGTGTATCGTGATTCGCATAGTCGCCAGAGACGCAGATATGAACCGTGTAGCCGTTGTTAGACGCTACGCCGTAGGTTAGGGCTTCAAGGTTGTTCGTGATATGGATTACGCCGTTCCTTATCCAAGCGTGGTACGGGAAACCTGCGTCCCCGTCTGCACGATTTTTTTTCGTATTGATATGACTTTGTGCAATCCTGGTAGCCAATGTACGATTATCGTAGCCGCGTGTACTGGCCTTAGATAAGGCGTCGTGGTGGAATACGATTGTTGTCAGATCGTTTAGATTACGAGAGCCATTCAGCGACTCCCACGTATATTTTGGATTCGTCGGCAGAACCGGTCGTAAGTCCACAATCTGGACTGACGATAGGTTACTCGGCAGATTCGATGGGTACGTTAAGGTTGTTGGTAGCGTCACTCTTCTTACCTCCCTTTCGGATGTGCTTCGCAAAGATGCCCCAGATAACCAGCAGAGCGGAGATCCCGTTTACAACGAGGTTGATCTGTTCGTCGGTAATTTCGCTCAGATCAACTCCAAAGGGCTGTAAAATCAGCTTAATAGCGCCGATAAGGGATGGAATAAGCGTCTTATAATTCATGTTTCTTCGCCTCCGCATAGTGAATTGTTTTGCATACTGGGCACTTAATCGCCCCAAGCGTGATAATATCGACGAAGTCTTTACCGTATTGGCGGTATAGCTTGTCTCTTCTACATTCCATTCTGGCACCTCCATATATAATGCAAGACGATCAATCTTCCGCTCGATTCGCTTCTGATTGGCGATGTACTCTTTAAACTCATCTCTATGCTGAATATGAAGCAATCTCTTGACCTGATCGGTTATAAACTCCCGTCCAAGCTTATCTAAGATGATGATAATGAGCGGAACTAATGCGGCCCATGTTACAGGGTTGTGCCGATGCTGCCTGATCCACTCGTAAAGCTCGTACATGATGGCACCTCTATTTCATAAGAGAGTGCGTTAAGCAAGTCGTTATCCTTGCCTATCCCGAATTGACGGAGGCGCGTCAGGTACTTGCATTTATCCGCCTCTACATCGCAACAATGGCAAAATCGTATCACCATCTTTATCACATAGATACTCCTTTCAATAAGAAAGGGACGCTATTTAGCGCCCCCTAATCGGTACTCCTGCATCTTCAAGTCGGGATAGAATGTCGGTGTACAGACTGTTAATCTGAACTTGAATATCCCGCAGTTTATTGGCCTTCTCGCGGTTGCTCATGAGTTTATCCGCGTTAATGGTTTTCTTCTGCGTGTTCAGTTCCTTAAGTTGCGCTCCGATTGTATCCTTGGCCATCGAAGTCATAAGCTTATGGATGTCCTCCGAATACCACGACGGAAGCGCCTTACCAACCGCTTTGTTATCCGCTTCGACACGGTTTATTAAATCCTTGGCTTTGTAATAATCATCGGTAAGCGTGTTGGTATAGATAGGATCGGTAATGAAGTTTTTCGCAAGCGTCTTCTGTACTTCCGCGCTCCCCGTAGTCGAAGTAAGAGGTAGGATATAGCGCCCGATATCACCTGTATATTGTCTGAGAAGATAATCAATTTTCTTGGGCGACCATTTCAAGATGCTTCCTAATTTTTTCGCTGCGACCGTCGTCTTCTCGTCATATTGATATTGCGGTGATACGTCCTCCATTGACTTCGGAACGATTGGAGAACCAGTAAAGGACTGGTTAGCGGCGACACCAGCGATAGGACCGAGCGACGTTGCGTTCGCAGCGCCCCAAATACTTTGGTCGATCCCTCCGCCTTGTGTTGCCCCTTGTGCCAGTCCAGCTACAGCAGGAGGCGTATAAGCGTTCATGAGAGCATCGGCTACGCCTTTCATCGCTTGCGGATCATCCCCGATATAACGACGCATCAAATCTTCTGTAAGCGCTCCAATGGCGTTATATTCTGGCGGCATCTGGATACTCACAAACGACCCATCAGGACGCTTGGAGATAAACAGTTTGCGGTAGCGGTCCCGTGCGGGAATGCGCTGATAGTCGGGATCATTTCCAAACGTCGCATATTCGAGCATCTTAGGAGCTACTGCAAGTGCTAATGTACCTATAGTAGCTTTAACTTGATGCTTTTTGTATGTGACCAGGAACCGGCGAAGACCTTGAACGGCGGCGTTGTTATAAGGAATAAGACTCTCCAGTTCCTTTGCTGCCGTGCCCTTACGAGAAAAGTTAGTCGTAATATCTCGTGCTGCATTAATGGCATTGCGCACACTCTCCGGTGTTCTGACGTTGCCAGAAGCTCTTAAGGAGCCTTTATAAGCCGCGATCCTGTTCAAGTTCTCTGCTACGTCTCCTACCTTCTCCAACGCCTTAAACGGAGCCTTAACCGTTGCTGTAACGCCTTGTGCAACGCCCGCAGGAGAAAGGTAAGGATTTCGCTTCATGCCTCGTAAGCTTTTGTTAATCCCCTTCTCTGTTTTGAGCAAAGAGGAATATACACCGCCAGAACGCCGGAAATCTGTCGCTAAACTAGCTAACTTGGTGTTTCGAAGACCAGGTACAGCTTCGACAATACTGCTTACGAGAGCATGGGTGTAGTCCCCCAAGTGTCTGACCGCATTAGGCGATTGGATCAGCGCTTGCGGAAGATCGACGGTGAGTTGTCGTACTGCGAACAACGGAGCCAACAAACCAGTGGCAGAGCGTTTTGTAAGGTTGCTGAGTCCTCCAAATGCCTTGACGATAAATCCCGTTTGCTGCGGTCCAAGTGATGCGAGAGCGCGAATAGCTTCGGGGTCTTTTATTCGGATTGCGACTGGTTGCCCATTCTTCATGTAGGTTAGAACGGTATCGTCTCCGGCTTTGGCCTTATCAAACAATTTTCGGAATTGCTTGGACAAGTCATCAAGGAACTGCTCCTCATTCCCGGCAGCGATAGCATTCGCAAGATCATCGGCGTCTGCGAATGCCTTCGCCATCTTGTTTGCCGTCTTGGTAGGCGTCCGAACAATCTCTGCAATATCCTTGAGCGCATCGGGGTTCGCCATGACTTCATCGCCAATGTACTGCATGACACGATTGTTCATGCTGTTCTGAACCCATTTTTCGGTCGCTTCCATAATGGTACGACGAGGGTCAACGATCTTCCTTACCGAACCGGTTGGAGAAACGGATTGAATCGGCGCTTTCTGGCCGCTAAACCCGGTATTTGTTCCGCCGAATGTACGCTTTACACGTTCAGACAGTTTGAATTGACGGCGCATCGGTGCATAATTAGGTCGCAACGTTTCCATCGCCTTTACTTGTTCAGCGTTCAGTAGGCCAGAATCAAGACCGTATACTTGGCGAATGTTCTTCGTAAATGCGTCCCAGTCCGTGCCTAAGTCCTTAAGAACCGGGTACTTTCTTTCGTAATCCTCAATTCGTTTCTGAATCTTAATCTCGTCGTTCATATCTAGCCGATCTTCGTAGACCTTTTCGCCTCTTGATACACGCGCCTTTGCGTCCCGTAGAACGAGATAATCAATCGCTTCGTTATCCAGTCCTCGCGGAACTTGCTTGAAGATTTCGGACATTCCTTTGCCGAGAACATTGCCTTCGAGATCCACGAATTTATCGTGAATGATTGTGTTTGCAATGTTGCTAGCGCGGTTTGCGTCCATCGCTATGTCATAGGCTTTCTGTCCGAATGCCCTTTTGATAGGACTTAGAGAGTCAACAAGCGTTTGATACGTGTTCCGTCCGGCGGTACCGATTGCGTTTAGAACTCCTTCCTTATCCTTTTTAAGCGCATTGTTGACGATTTGTTGCTGGGTCCCGGTTTTTACGTTCCTCGATCCGGCACGGATACCGACACCCTGGTTTCCGAATAGACGTTGGAACCAGCTTAGATTTGTAGGCTGCGTTTCCTCAGGAACGTTGGTATCAGGAATATTCCTACGCACATTAGGTAGTTCCTCGGTGCGTACCCCATAAGCCCTCTGGCTACGTATCTGTGAGCCTTTCTGAGCGATTGTATTGCCTTTACCCTCCAACAATGCGGGCAAGTCATATCCGCGCTCTCTGGCGACTTTTACAGCCTCATCATAGACGATTCCCTTGCGGTTGCTCAGTTCCTTCACCATCTCTGCCAGATCGTCGTATGAGAGCTTACGGACCTCGTTCAAGGACATATTCGGATCAAAGTTATTTCGTACCCACTTCGCCAATTCGTTATCGTTCTCAAGCGGCGGTGTAATTCGTTCCGTAACAATTGGCTGAATCTCTGACATGACCTTATCCAGTTGTTGTTGTGCGCCAGGATTACGCAATGTTGTCGGGAAGCTCTTCGCCATCGCATTGCGAACAGCCGTTAACTGATTCTTTGTAATCTCCTCTAGCGTCGGTCTAAGCGCATTTACGCCTACTTGTGCAGCTTCTGCTGCCCCGCGCAATAACGCCCCTCCACCTGCACCAAGACCGGCCCCAAGTGCTACGCTTTCTGCCAGTTCACGCGGACTTGTTTGCCCTGTCATTAAAGATTGGCCGACGCTAACAGGTACACCAGCGATAGCCTCTCTAGTAGCCTCTGTGGCGATTCTAGACGCTGTTGGGTTGGCAACCCTACTCCCTACTGTACCTGCTATTGTTTGGGTTATAGGGGCCGCATACGGAGTGTTAATCATGCCTCCTGGTATTTGTGCAGGATTAGCCGCTATTCCTACAACAGCACCGATTCCTTTTGAAACCGGAGAACCGACAGAAGGCGTACCCACATCCTCAGGAGAAAGCCCTGTCGTGGATGTAAGTGCGCCTTGTCCGATACCGGCGATTTCACGGCCATATTTATTTCCGTAAATTAGATAATCCATTGTGTTTGCAAATTCGCGTATCAGTTTCGGAGCCGATTCATTCGCCTCTTTACGCTCATCCAAGAATTTATCTACAGGTGATTGTTGCGCCTTAAAGTTATTAGCCGCCGCTTTTGCGGTATTAACGTCGAAGGACTTAATACTATTCTGAATTCCCTGAGCATCCATCCCAGCACTCTTCAAACGTTGTTGTTCTGGCGTAAGCTGAATCGTTCTCTGCGGTGCTGGAGATGCTGCATTCTTTGCCACAGCTTTGCCGATCGTTGTGACCAGGTTCTTCAGACCAGTTGTCTGCGGCTTCGTAACAGATTCAATGCCGCCGTCCCTAATCTTGGAACGAACGGCATCGTACTTACTTCCCTGTGTAACGGGCTGTGCTGTTGGCGTTCTAGTGGCGCCTCCGGTGTAATGCTGATTGTATGATTGGAACTTATCAGCATACTGTTCACGGAACTTATCGTATTTAGATGCCAATGTGTTCACCGCCCGTTATCCAAGGATTTTTCTAATGTACTTCTGCGTTTCTGTAGGAGCGTGGGAAAGCCAGTTAGAACCATACTTCTTAATGGCCTTATCCAAGTTTCCGCCGCCCCAGTTATAAGCCGCGAGCGCCTTAGACAAGTCTCCATCGTACTTCGCCATTAGACCGGACAGCATCTTACCAGCCGCGTCCGTAGCCTGTACTGGATTCGTCGGGTCGATGCCATATCCCTTAGCCGTTGCCGGCATGAATTGGAACAATCCTTTAGCTCCTGCGCTACTTACTGCATTCGGATTCCAAGAGGATTCGGCCTGTGCCACCGCCGCAAGCAATCCGCTAGGCAATCCGTATTTTTCAGTAGCAGAGTCAATCAATCCGGCGTAACGTGTTGGCACTTTTACGTTGCCGGTTGCTACTCCCCCAACGGAACACCCGTTACATCCTGCCATTCCTTAGACGTGATACCAAGAGCCGCGGCCAGTTGGTCAGTCTGTGCATCAGGCATTCCAAGCGCGATAATCTGAGCGATCATGTTTTTGCGCTCGTCCTTGTTCTTGGTGATGTAGCTTTTCTTTGTATCCGGATCAGTAACAAGGTACTGCGAACGAATAGCATCATAGGCTTGATTCGGCGTTAGTCCGCTTGTACTCGTCGCCCCTTGCGGATTCCATAGCGAATCGTTATAGCGCTGATAGTCGAGCGCCGTCTGTGCTTCTTGATTCGCTATGCTTGCGTTTGTTCTTTGCTCATCTAGTGCATAGTTAAGCGCAAACTGTTTAGCCGCTTGTGTCTGTGTACCACGTGGGATACCGTACATATCGGCCAGCTCGTTCGGGATCACGCCGGTCTGTTCTGCTACCGTCCACAGATTTGCGAGTTGTTGCTGTTGATATGCGTTTGTAGGCGTACCATCAGGCAATCTTCCGGTTAGCTCGGCCATGGTGACGTCTTGGTCAAATTGTTGGCGATTCTGTTGATATTCAAAATTTCTGTCAGACTCCAGTACACCGCGATTATAATTCCGGTCCGACTCCATATCTGCTCTCGCATCCCGTCCTGCTGTGTAGTCACGGTTATAAGCAGTATCCGCCAATCCGCCGTAGGTATTCAGCAAGTTAGCAGCAGATGATAGACGATTCTGGTAATCTTGTCGGGCCATTGCTTCGTATTGAGGAATGTATGCTAATGCCTCCTGCTCTGCCGCTTGCTCGATTTGACCGAGTTGTGAGGCTGTTACGGAACTATTCAAGATACCTCGGCTATTAAGGTCCTCCATTGTCGATTGCTTCGCGGCTCCAGCCCTTTGCTTAGCCAGTGTTTGCATCGCTTGATACTTTGGGTCGGTATTCGGATCGTAACTGAACGAACCTCCAGCCAGTTTTTCATAATTTGAAAGAGCGTCGTTCATCTTCGTTTTCCATTGAGAATACTCTTCCGCATATGGCGATGTAGGCGCTTGTGTTGCATTTGGCGTCGTGGTAGACGGTGCTTTATACGGGTTCAGGGTGTAACCTACCCGCTTAGCGTCTGCTTGTAGGCTGGACATGAGCGACGCATTGTTGGAAGCATTAGCGTCCTGCCAGCGCTTATTCTGTGACGCTACGTAGGCATCTCTACCTCCGAATTTTGCAAGGGGATCGGGGATGGACGTAGCTTTAACAGGTTGCAATGTAGTTGCTCCTGTCGCTGCTGTTGTTGGCTTCTTTGTGGGATTTGGAACAGCCATGTTTAACCCTCCTTAGAGGAAATGAAAAAGACCCCTCATAATGAGGAGTCCTTCTTCTTCTTTTTGTCAGAAATGAAACCATTAACGTCTAATCTAGTAAAGTTAAGCGCAACGAATCCAAATCCAATAAGATAAAAAGCTTGATCGCTAATTTCTTCATTGGTGATAGATGAGTATATAATCCCAATTATGGCGCTAAAAAATAACGATCCTACACATAGGGATATACCTAAGAGTAACTTTTTACCGTAGTTCATTTGCCCGCCGCCTGAGCCTTTAGGGCGTCGATTTGTTTTTGAAGGTCTTGAACTTCATCAAATGCAGCTTGTACCTCTTGCTTTTGAGCGTCAGTCATGTTCCCAACTTCATATTTTCCAATGAAATCAAGATAGCGTTCCGCCGCCTTGTCTTTCTTTTTCTCTAACTCTGCAATTTGCTGTTCAATGCTATTATTTGGTGATTGAGTAGGTAACGCCGTTTCCACTGGGTCACCTTCTTTCTTGACGAATTTTACTTGCTTATTAACGAATGTCACATCATATCCCAATTCTTCACCGATTGAACGTAACGGCGCGTATGTCGATCCGTCTACACCTACTGCCTTCTGTGACAGCGTAGCGCCATCTACAACGACTATATATTCTCCTTGCACCTTTTTACCTATCTTACTGATTTCCGCGCCGTAGGAAGTCGCCGAGAACGTCAGAGCAGCGCCTACGAGAGCCCCAATGATGTATTTTCGCATAAATTCGACCTCTTCCCCTGTATTTTCCTACAGTATATCATCATTAGGATACAGAGATAAGTAGGCCATTCTCGAAAGTTAATGTGTTTGTATCTGTTGTTACGGTTCCAGAATATGCCGTATTGCCATTAACCTTAATACTCGATGAATTCAACAATAGTTCATTTGTAGTATTAAGTCGCAGTACATCTGCCGATGTTATCCCGAATATTCCCCCTAGATAGTTAATGCCGGCTACATTTGTCCCATCCTTGAATTGTAATGCTGGAGAACCGATAAACGGAGACATCCTAATCCAAAAATCGGGTCCAGCATATACGGCAAATAAATCATCTGTTGCGCTCATCTCTGACCTTGGATAAGTCCCCTCAGCAGTTGCAATATACGATCCGAATATCTGAATACCTCGAATGATACCCGCTATCATTGTGCCGAGGTTAGCGGTGATTGCCGACAACTCATCGACATTCATCTTATCTGCCGTAATGGTGTTGGCCGCGATCTCATTAGCGGTAAGCGTACCGGTCTCAATGTTTTCGGCCTTAATGCTTCTAGCTCGGATATTCTGGAAGTCTATTTTTCCGTTGAGTAGGAAGTTCAATAGCTTTGAAAGCTCTGCTAGCTGCTCTCTCGGTTCTTCATCAGGATCAACAGTTCCAAAATTAAGTATCGGCACGATATCCCTCCTTACTTCATTGGCAGAATACGAAGTTGCCTGGATATTTCATGTATCGCCATGTTTCCTGTACAAACTAGTTTGATCCGGACTACGTTCACGTTAACAAGCCCGTTTGTTGGCACAAGCACCATTTTATAGTGCGTTCCTGCCGCTAGAGATAGCACCTTAACTTTCTGCCAATCGCTATCTCCAGATGGGGAACGGCTAGTGGATATGGTTAATGTGCTGGTCGAATACGCGCTGGCGACGACCCATATTTTGAACCATTCTGACCGTCTTGCTATAGAATCGTTTGTGAATGGCTTCGTGATGGCTGTTGCCACGATTGCAGACCCGTTATTCGTCGTGCCCGTTACACGCCGAACTTGTCCGTTTGCATTCCCAATATAAAGAGATCCCTCGATGAATGCGAAGTTCACAGCCGAATAATCGGCCCATGTGTACCACGTTCCGTGTGAGAGATCATATTGGAGGATGATATTCGGTGTAGTAGAAGTATCGAGCGGTAGAGACACATAAAGGTGTAATCCGTCTGTACCCACGCTGCACTTATCTAAGGAATTAAGGTTGATACGCTTAATGTATTGCATAATCGGCTTGCAGAAATCATTTTTGGGCCGTGCGCTTGAGTAGGAGTAAACGCCGGTCGTGTGTAGGAAGTACACCATGCCACCGATGTTCACCACACAGTTGTTGTTGATCGCTCCGATATCAGCAGCGATAGGAACGAGTGTATAATCACTCGGTCCCGATCCCAATAGATCGAACATATTGTTTGGTTTGAACACAATTAAATGCTTAGGACCGGCCTTTAACGCTGTGATATTCTCGCCGTCTGGCGTCTCTACCACAATCTGTCCTGCGTCGTTTACAGTCGTCCAGTCTGTGGGCTTCCTCAAGGCCGAGAAATTGACGATATTCCCCGTGGCTACATAAACCCTGTTATCGTGTTGCTCAATGAATTTCGAGCCGCTAGGGGCGTTAGATAGGTTCTGAACAGTAGAACCGTCGTAATACTTCACAGGATCAACGCCGTTTGCCATAATCAAGCTTATTGTGCTTAGATTTCCTTGAAAGTTAACAAATGAAGACCGGTCTGTAGTGTTAAGTGTCCCTGCATTTAGTAATGTCGTCCAGCTTGTGCCGTTCCACTTTCGCCAACTACCGTCGTTGAACAATACGTGGAGCTCTTTATCCTTCCATGCCCCCATTCCAAGCACAATGCCCGATCCGAAGGCGCCAAGCACCTCGTTACCAGGCATTGTTTTTATTGCAGGATAAGCGTCTGGGGAAAAATTGATTAGGTCAGTGAACAAATTGTCCGATAAATTAAATCCCGGATCATCCGGTTTATATACACCATCAAATTGCCTAATCGGAATCGGATCTTGAATCCCCCTTAGAGGCTGCCAGTAGGCCATATACCCACCTCATTCCTCTAGAATATCAGTTGCGCCAGAGAACTCCGGTAGCGTTTTTAAATAACTGTACCCTTGCTTAATGAAGTTATCAGCACCGTCAGCGACAGAAGGGACGATAGAGAAATTATAACTATCGTAGCTCAAATCAGACAAGACTCCGTTATTCATTGCGTAATAGCTAAGAGTACAACGCAATTCCGTCTGATTTCCGTTGATATTTCCAATTTTGGCGTAAGTTTCGGGTACCTGAATACCCATGAATTGCTTATTCATAATCTTGAGAGCCATATTTAACAGCCTCCTATGGGTACATTCCAGTTACAATGACATGGATTACGCCAGGATCGTTACTTGCGCTAGGCGGGGAAACGGCATACATCATGAACACATCGAAATAGGTCGTAGTCTTAGCAATAATTTGAGGAACCGGAACCGACCCGCCCGTGAACCATGCGTCATTCGTCGTAACGACAACCGCGTAATTGTTATTTAAAGCAGCAGAAGCGAAAGTGAACCGGTACGTGTGATCTGCTGTCTTCGTAATGGTTCCGATGTTATGCGACTTCTGAACAGCAACCGTTGAAGGTGCCGAATAGGTCGCACACGCATAAGCGTCTATGAGTCCCATGCGCACGTCTCGCGGTACATATTGGCCGTAATCGGCATTTCCGGACTTGTTTACCGTCACAAGGCACGTATTCGATGGGGAGTTACCGTTAACTACTCGTCCGTCCTCTTGGTATACAGTCGCCTCGATCTGGCTAGCGCCCATGAGATTCGTATCGTTGAAGTAAATCGATCCGTCACAGCAATGATAGAAGATGCAGCCGGTCAGCGTTCCTACGTCTGCGCCTGTATCGAAGACGATTCCTCTGTTCGTTCCACGCCAATAGAGAGCGAGAACCACCCTCGCGCCACTTGCCGGGGCATTCGTGAAAGTTACCGTTCCGCCGCTGTCGCTTCCTAGTCCTGTGACTGTAAAATCCGTATTCACGACTTGTAGCACGTTGTTGACGAACACTTTAATCCGAGCTGGATCATCAATTCGAAATGTGTAGTTGAACGTTTTAGTAGAGCCGTTCCCAGTATAGACATTCTCCGACATCTTACCGGAGTAGAAACGAGTATTAGAGATGGCCGATTGCCATTGTGCGATTCTGAGTTGACCTTGGAATCCGCCCTCCAACTGCGAGTTGGTAAGCATAAAGCCAGGTGCTTCTACCTCGATTTGATACTTCCCAGTGTTCCAAAAGTGGCTATCCGATACTTGAAGTCCATACCCATCACCGTGAACGACCATATTCGAATAGGTATCATAATCTGGTCCGCTGTCCTCCAAGCTGTTGGAATAGCACATCAGACGAGTGATAACAGAATCGTTTGGACCTTGCCAATATAGTCCTTCTTTCCCGTTTAGTTTAATTTGTACGTCCTCTATGAAAGAGTTCGTATCTGGACGACCATTGAATCCGTCAATCCATGTTGGGACATTCCAGTTCGTGTAGATACCGCGTGCTGCAAAGTTTTGGACGATGACACCAATAATCCGCATATCGTAACCGTAAATATTGATTCCATTTGCGACTGCTCCACTGCCTCTATTCCCGTCCAGTGTCATGTTTTGAATGGCGAATCCATAGGGAACATCTTCAGGGTTGCTTATTTCCCCTGTGGGTATGAAATTTTCTGTTTCAATCATCGCTGAAACCGTGGTGAAAGGTACCAACAATAATTTTGTGTCATATCTTCCAGAACCGTTTAAAATCACTCGACGATACAATTTTAACTTTCCTGTAAGATAAGTTCCTGACGGTAAATAAACAACTCCTCCGCCAGCTGCATTAGCGTCATCTATAGCATTCTGAATAGCTTCGGTGCTGACTTGTACACCTGTCGGATCAGCTCCATATCCAACAACGTTGAATACCGGACCCGGTATTACCTTGTTATTCGCATTTGCATATTCGATCAATTCCCCCATGTCTTTCATGGCAATGCTCATAACGGTTGGATTCATATGCTTCAATCACCACCAATTCGTTGTTATTTTCACTCGTTTCAGGCCCATCTTTTTCAATTCCGATTCAATATTCTTGTAAATCTCATCGAATTGGGCTTGGAAATTGTTTGCTAGGTCTACGTCTCTACGAATTCCCGCGATCCAACGAGCAGCGTCGTATACGTAAAGGTCGTGGAAGTCCTCGGGAAATGTTGGTGTCGCACCTTTGTTATCTGATCGCATGTTGTCAATGCGCTGTCGGTAGTAGATATAAGCATCATAATTCGGCTGATTTGGGTGTATATAAAGGCTCCCTACGAATACGGTACAGAAGCAATCCGGGGGATTCTGAATTTCTGGAGTAAGCTTGATATATTCGGTTTCATTTATGACAACACAACGGATTCTATCTTCTGAACAGTCGTACGGAAGTTTGTAGTAGGGGATATCCGTCATGGTGAATTTATAGATTTTCTCTGGTAGTGGGAACTTGCGATAAAGCTTGCGGGATAGCTCATTCATTTGTCCGATGACTTGATCATCTGTTAAATCGTGATCGATCATTAATGCGACTTTGTCCAATATCTGTTGAATATTCATGTTATCACGCCCCAATATAGGCTAGTGTCCGTATATCGCATGGTTTACAAGCGGTTTATGTAGCATATCACCGATTGCATAGGCCATATCTTCGACTTTCTTTTCGTCGTTTCGTTCCTTCTGCTCGTTTGCTTTGTCGATATCCTCTAGTGCGTTGAAGTGCTTGGGGTTAATCTCCATCATTCGATAGAGAACGCGTTGATCCAGTTGGCCTCCCGGTACTGTCATAGCCGTGTATTCTTCGTATAAAATCGGGTCCCAACAAATGATGTGATGCATTTTACGCCGATCATTCCAATCAATTCGTAAGACTCTATCGTCGTACTCTTGTAATCGTTGTTCGATGTTGTAAACGTCGTAAATCGCCATGTCCGCCTCCTTAAAGAAAAAGGAGGAGCCGTTAAGCCCCTCCCGTGATGTATTAGACTGTGTACCCGGATGCTTCTGTAATGTCCGCAAGTTCCGTATGTGCGTTTCGCTTGTACGTTACCAGAGTTTCATAAGCATACATCGTAGCCGCATACTTGTCGTATCCTGGAACCGGTGCAAGAGCTGCTCCCTTGTCATCCTCCATCCATTCAAAGTCGGACAGTTGATAAAGGTCGATCTCCGACATGTCGATGAAGTACAACCGGTTCGACTCATGGTAACGATCAACAACGATCGGCATTCCATCGAACTCCAGAACCTTGTAGCCGCCTTCCAGTGTCATTGGATTGACAAACCTTACATTCTGATTAAGAAGAGCTTCGAACGCCGCACGGACGCCGTAAGAGGCTGTGATAAGGTCAATCTTTCCTCCCTCAAGCTCTGCGAAGTCAATTGCTTGACGCATGAGTTGTTGGGAGATAGCTCGGTTCGTGCCACCGTTTGCAATTCGATTCGGCTTCCACCACGTATCCGTTGCCGGATTGATACCTTGCAGCGTCAACGTTTGGCTCATGATGCCGCCAAGACCCATAGCCTCAACATTCAAGTCACCGGTAACCACCGCATAATCTGTTGCCGCCGTAGTAACAGCAGCGCCGCTAATGGTAATGGTTTTGTTGGCCTTGTCGATAGCCGTGATCGTACGGTTAGATACCGTCACAGTGCCGGAATTGTTGACGATATCGATGTTCATACCGACTTGGAAATACTTGATCTTATCAACCGTCAGTGTATTCGCGGATGTGTTGACTGCGAAATTAGCCAATTTACCTGTTCCGTCCCCGAATAGTGCCCGAGCACGTTGGTCCTTCAAGTCCTTGAGCAGACCTTTCATTTCGGATTCGACCGCCCGGATAAATGCGCCTTTGTCGTTACGCATGGCCTTGATGGTAGGACCAGTGATTTCGATAGTGCCATATAGGTATTTTGTGCTTCCAGTGGATTGTTTGTACTTCTGGTTTCCAGCTGTAGGAAGCGCCACGCCTTCGCCGCGATATCCGACGCCATTGTTACGGCCATAATGCAACGGAACCCAAAACTCCTTACCAGTTGCTTCTTGCTTATTCTGTACAAGCTTGTTAATGACATAGTTGTCGTTGTTCAATTGCTCTCTTACCGGACCGAGATAGTCTTCTTTCAGTACCGCGTTTGCCGCTGCCAAATCGAATGCCATAGATTAACCCTCTCCTGTCATGCGTTGCATCGCCCGTTGGCGTGCTTCCGCAAATGTTTTTGGTGGTTTACTTGCTACGGTTCCTTGTGATGTAGAACCTGTTATCGTTGGGATGCTCCCCTTAGCCGCTAGGAACTTTTTGACGCCCTCTTTCTCGGCGTGTTCAAGCTTGGCTTCGAGAATGTCAGCCTTCATCGCTTTGAATGCGACTTCCGGCTTTGTGACGCCGTTCTCATGCATGAATTTCCATAGGTCCATGTGATCGACTGACTTACCGTCAATCTCTTTTCCCTCGCAGAATTGTTTGAGGGAGGATTCAAACTGTTGCCATTCTTGCTGCTGTTTCTGCTCCGCTTCGAGTTGTTCGGCCTTGGCCGCCTTCGCTTCAAGTTCATCGAGGCGCTTTAGCACTTCTGGAGGTACGTTTTCCTTGTCGGCCCTCTCTTGAAGCTCGGCCATCTCAATTTGTTCCCGTAGCGTCATAAGGTCCGAGATGCCTGACGTCTTTTGAAGATACTCAGCAGCTCTTTTGTAATCCTCGTAATCCCTGTATTTCTCCGCTTGCTCCGATTCCCATTTGGCTTGTGCGTCTGCAAGCCTCTTAGCAAAAGCCTTTTCGAAGTTGTTTTGCTTCTCAGGTTCGGCGGCAACCTGTGTTTCAGCGCCCGGTTCTGATGCTTCGTTACTCACTTGCTCCTCGGCGGCAGGAGCTTCTTCTACGCCCGTTTCAACCGATCCCAGTTCTTCTGAGAACAGTTGGAGATTCATCGACCATCTGAACTTAAACATGCTCATTACCTCCTGTTATCCGGCGACGATAACGATTCAACGCCCGATGTATTGCCAAATGATTGCATGAGAAAGGGCACCCGCTGCTCTGCGAATGCCCCGTTAACCTGTTCTATTCTTCAACTCTGCTTGCCTGAGCGCTATATTTCCCTTTAGCGCCGTTTCCTGCATACGGTTATAGTGATCCTGCATCTTCGTCTCTTGGTCGAATGTACGCTGTTTCTCGGCTTCCTGCGCCTGTGCTTGCATTTGTGCCTCGGCCATTGCCTGTTGTTGCTGTTGCTGCTGAATCTCAGGCGCTCGTAAGTATCTCTCATGTTCTGCAACGTGACGATCGATAAGCGACTGTAAGTGTGGAGGTAACTTATCGTATTCATCACTTTTTCTGTAACGGTTATGAACCATGATGTGTGTCTCATGATCGTAGAAATCACGCACAATTGGTAGCTTTACAGGCGGCGGCGGAGGTCCTACGCCTAACTGCCGAACATCGATTCCACTTGCCGCCATCTCTTGTGCTTGGGCGTCGAATTCTTGTAACACCTTCGTGTAATCCAATAGCATTTGTGACGTTTCTGGATCTGCGAACAACTGTTGGAACGTCCTATCCTCCATCAGCGCTTTATTTTCGTCCTGTTCGGTGTCGTCGAAGTATTGGGTAGCTATACTCTCACCGAGCATCCTGACGACCTTACGGACGTCTGGAGCGCCTGTGCGGGGGTCATTGAACATTCCCGCGCCCCACATTGCCATGATCTTTTCATCTTGCACCGCTTTGAGTGTAGGCATTGACGATCCCGGTACGACATCGACCACTTCGTTGCCGGTTAGATCAGCACCGGAGAATGCGAACGCTTCGATTTGACCATTCTCACCAACTATGGATAGTTGTTGTTCCTCCGGGAAGTGTTTTTGTACCAATCGCAGAACCTTTTCGCCCCATTGCTTGATGCCATCTTCGTAAGATTGAACGAGCAGCGCTATTTTTGTTTCATCCTGCTCTACTTGGAGTTGCAATCCACCGAGCGTATTGTTTCCTCTTGGCGTGGCTCCCTGGCTGATCTCATGAGCGCCAGATATATCCTCCATGTCGGCTTCGTCGCGTTCCATAGCGTTTTGCCAACCTGCATCAACCGTGGCACCTTGTACACGCTCAGGCTTAGCTCCGTTGACTGCGGAGTTATATTCTACTGTAGCTCCGATATCGTTCACTAGTTCTTCTCCGTCAAGAGGCAGCGAACCAGTCGGCCAGAGCCAAATAGGATTTCCCATCTCCTCAAGTATTTTAGCTTCTGCCGATCGCTTGATGTTGTACGACTTCTGCGGCGTTGTCATGTCAGTCACCACGCCGGTTGCAATGGCCGTACCAGGAATAGGGATTGCCGGGAAGAAGATGAATGGATTTTCTCCCGGATCGTCACTCTTATATAATTCCTTGTCGCCCGACACAACAATTCGCCGTCCGTTCGGATACTTGGCACATGGGAATTCCCAGTAGTCCCGGACAATAGCCATGTTCTTATATTTCTTCGTCGTGTTGTTTAGAGATAAATCAAATGTATTACGAATGGTGATATTATCTTCCGGCTCTACTTTCTTTCCCCAAATCTCAAATATCTCGTCGACATCCATCGGTCGTTCTTCCATGGCCCATCGAATCTCTTCCGGAGACTCTGCTGATGGATCGACCTTAAAAGAGAATTGGTCAAGTACTTGGGTGCAAATCTTGCCCGTCTTCATTGGCACATTAGGCGTATCCCCTAAGTCCTCGCCATCAATCGCGGATAAGGGAATGTCCTGACCTTGGTTCTTGTCAACGTACACCTTAAGCGCCGGAAATCCATCCACCAACATGTGAAACTTAAGACGTCTGGTCTTTCGGTCCATGTCGTCATTGTCCCATTGATACTTAATGAACTTATGACCGCCCTTTGCGACTTCGATACGCTCGATATCGTTTGTGTCGGGGCTAACCTCAAGCTTTACGCGATTCTTACAGATTTTAGAGAGCAGCGTTAAGATAGACGGCTTTATCTTGTTAAACGTCAGACGTCGTTCTCCAGGTCGTAATTCCGGAACGTACACTCGATGGTTAACAGCGTCCCAACTGATCCACTGATACGACGAATAGAATGCCCGGTTAATTTGAATTTGTCGCTGTATCGGCCAACATGTTCCTTCTTCCGACTTTTCCGAGACAAATGATACACTATCTTGTGGCTTATTCTTGTCCATGACTCACCACCTCTCTGGCCTATCCTGTTATGCGCTAGCTGGTTTTCTCCCTCGTCTCGTTACAATCTGTTCCGGTTCGTCCGATGTAACGTTTATCGTGTGACCCGGTATCTCAACCTTCGTGATTTGGAACGGTAGGAAGTGCATATCTGGAAACTTCTCAGGGTCCGTTCCCTGATCGTATGCGTCTTGTTCGTCCTCTGCGGCTACAAAGTGTTTTGTTGGCCCAATAGCCAGCTCGTAAATATTCTTAGCCATGTCTCAGCCTCCTAGGATACAAATTCAACCGGCTTCGATTCTTCTTGTTGTGGTTGTTCTAGCTTCTTTTCCTTGATCACCTTGGCGGTATACTCCATAAACGTCGGAGCTTGGATACGGTCCATCAAGTCCTTGCGTTCCTTCTGCCAACTATCACGTTCTTTCTGCTGCCTCCTGCTTTGTAACTCCAATAGAGCAAGCGCTATACATGACAGAATCGATAGAACGATTAATAACGAATTATCCAGCGTACTCACCTCGTTTCTTTTTCTTGGCTTGTCTGTCCAATCTATCAATGTGTTGCTGGACACGTTCTTCTTGTGTAGGATGTCGATCTGGTCTCTTCATTCGTTCCCGGAAGTCCAGATATTCATCGTTCATGGCATAACGTACCATGTCGATACTGTGATTGTTCTTGTCCGGATATCCGGCTTTAAAGTTCCCGTTAGCATCCTTATCCAGTTCATACGAGAGGAATTCCCTCGCCGTCTCTGGACAACGTTCATCATCGATGATGATCGCTTCAAGGTCTTGTAGGAACTTGATGCCATATTCAATGCTATCTGGACCCTTCTTAACTCCGGCTATCCTTAACCCGTATTGAGCCAACTCATTAATGCTCTTTGGCTCGGATGAGTCGGCATAAATAAGTTCATTCTTCTTGTTTTCTTCGTTGATGTGTTTATATGCCGACCGATTGGACAACCCAACTTTGTAAAGCTCGTGAAATATATATAGCCGCTTGTGCTTACGGTCGTAGTGCATGACACCGTATGCAAGCGGATCAATCGCATAGCCAAAGTCTAAGCCGCGCCGGATGTTGTAGAAGTCCTCGATTTCTTCGTCGCTGATCTTCCTGATCTGCACGTTGTTGAATACCTCGCCGCCTGTCCCGGTTTCAACTCCAAGGTATTCATGCTCGTACGCCAATGGCTTTGTGGCCTTGAGGTGTTCAGCCTCGATGATGAATTGAGGTCCCAACCATTCTCTCGGTACTGTCTCATACGTGCTGTGATGCGTCAGCCGATCCGGTCGGGTAAACTTCTTCTCTGTGTTAACCCAATTGTTGGCCGACTTCGGTGGGTTGTATGTGTAAAATACGACGAACTTTGGTCCACCGCGCATGAGGGATTGGTTAATCATCCGTATCTCTTCCATGCTGGTGAACTCGTCTAATTCCTCGTACCAAATGAACTTTGCGTATCCCTTCGCGAATTTTAGGGACTTAATCTTCTTAGGCTTGTCAGCTCCCCGAAAACGAATCTCTTGTCCTGTCGGCTTGTATGTGAGAACCAACTTTGTCTCTGGTATCTCCCAGTATTGCTCGACCCCAAGCGCTTCTATCGCCCAGGAGAGTTGATCCTTGACCGACTCGCCCAATGTGTCCTTAACCTTCCGTAGCACAACAGCATTAGCGAGTGGATCGGCCATAATGCCGAGAATAATTTCAGTCGCAACGAACGATGATTTCGTAGAACCACGACCACCTGATAGCCAATAGTGGGTATGGTTCCCGTCGAGTATATCCCAGTGAACATCGTAGAACGATGGTGCAATCACGTTTAAAAGGCTTACTGCATTATCTGCTTGGGCGAGGGATGTCATTGATGATTCTCACCCCAGCTTCTCCGCTATGTTCGATCTCTTGCTTATCGCGCCATTCTCTCGGCCTACGGTTCTTTAGCCAGAAGATAAGCGCTGTCGTATTGGGATGGGCGTACTTCTTTACTCTCGCGACAAATTGTCCACTCATCTGATCCTCTTCATACTCATATCCCAATGCTGCTTTAAGAAGTGCATTTTCAACCATCGTGTCAATGACTTCACGACCGTTTTTTAGGGCTTCCACCAATGCCGGGAATTCCTTCTTGTATTCACTCCATGCCGATACACTCACATCGAGATTGTTACACATCTGTTCTTCTGTTACTCCATCTCTGGCCCATGCTTCTATCAGCAGGAGCTTAGGCTCTACGTGTGAGTAGTATTTGTTTGGGCGTCCTGCCATAATCTCACCTTCATTCATCGTTTATTCGTTCCTTATGCATTAAACTGTGCAATATCGGAGCCTTCCATTCACTATTCTGCATATCAATCCAAATATTCTCTCACCATATCCGCTACTTGATCCGCATTCGCCTGTACGATCCCATAGTTCAAGTCCACTTGCTGGTGTGCGATGAGGAATTGCCTCTCGCCAATATCTACATTCGCCCAGGATGTTGCGACATTGCCATTCGGTAGATTAGCAGCGAATATGAATCCGGTCATTTCACCACGTTCTGCTCGTTCTAGCAAGTCGCGCAGAGCTTTGATACAGTTGTTTTGTGATGTCTTGTACCGGTATATCTTAGCCACGGCTTTTATACCTCCTCTCTAGATACCAGCAGAGTGATAAAAGTAATATGAGTGATAGAAATAGAATAAGACCAATCATATACGGCCTCCGCCTTCGGCTAAGCATATTCGGTCGCTACGATGGCATCTTCGATGCAAAAATAAAAACAGCCGCTCATTGGCGACTGTCTCGGTAATCCTCTATTTGCTTTCGTGTCCATATGGGGCCGCTAGAAATACGTTGTATCGGCTTAGGAAACGCCCCTCTGCTGATATATGTCTGTACTTTGCGGCGATCCCACCCAAGAATATCTGCCGCATCAGACAATCCAACAAGAGGCGGTATCAATTTCCCAATTCATCCAAATCCCATGAATCTTCTTCTGGGTAGAGAACTCTTTCAAGTTCGATTTCTTTGGATTCACCCGGACTCAAAATGGATATTACTCCCCATTTAGATTCACCAATGTTTATCTTACTTACAGCTTCCGCAGCTTCATCAATTGTGTCGTATGCAGCAATGAAATCCTTGGCATTCCCCACAGCAATGACTTTGCTACTTTCATTTTTGCAGTAGTGTTTGAATTTCACTTTTTCGAATCGTTCCATGTTAACCATCCCTTCGCTAATCTGTATGACACAATCATACTCCATCTGTATGACGTTGTCAACACTTTATGCGAAAGTTTTTCCATTAACGCCAAAACAGCCCCATAAGGGACTGTTCCGGGTATACAGCTATTATTCGTGGACCACGGGACTTTCACCCATGGATGTGGACCCCACCCACTCGCTCCGTTTGCATTGTCGGATCAATACGGGGCGTTGTTAGCTAGCGTCTATCTTCCGCCATCCACGTATGATTGAATCCGTCAGAGCGGTTCGAGCCGTTAAGTCAACCGCTCCTTTTACGTCCAACGTTACGGCTATTCGGCTAAGCCCAACGTCTGGTAGCGGATTCGTATGTGATGCGCCTACACGGACTTTCGTCCACCTTTTCGCCGTTACCGGCGTTCCCGCCCGTCCTTGGCGCTTATCACCTATGTCAGGCCACTGATTTACCATGTCGCGCTCCTAGGCTTCTCAGTCGTTACCGCGCTTCTACTGGCCTTATCACTTTTATCAGGAGAAACGCTCATCCCATTTCGCGATAGTATGGCGTTTCTCCATGCAACGCGGGAACTATTGCACACTAATATAATACCATGGTTTAAGGTGATGCGAGGTCACAAGAAAGTCACATTTCTCCTGTTCTCGAACTCTTCTCCCTGAACCATGCGATAGGACACATTCTTGATGTATCCCTCGGAATATCCCATGTCTCTTGCAATTTGACGGATCGTCTGACGCATTACGGATCGTCTGTAGAATACTTGTCCTTCCAAACTCTTCATTCGTCCGATGCTTTCGTCCATATTCTTCTTCGTTTGGCGCTTCTTCTCTAGCCATTCTTGTACTGTGTTCAGTTTTGCTCTAACGTTGTCATAGGTTTCGAGTGCCTTATCCAGTGGCATTCTCGAAAATGAATCTCCTGGCATCTTCCCGTCGTAGCACATCTGATATGCCAGTTCGAGCTGTTCCGTTAGTTCGCGCTCTCTATGCTCTAGGACTTGTATTTCCTCTTCCAGATCCATGTACGTTTCTTTCCAGTGCATAGCCCCCGCGTTTTTCACTGTTTTTCCTCCTTACCGAGAAAACGGCTGGATGATAGCCGCTCTCCCTGATGGTTATTGTTACTTCACTGTGTCGAACTCCCACAACTGCACCGTTTTATCGCGCTCAACAGGGATGTCGTTGAATTGATGTTCCCCGTCTTCAGTAAATATGTGCTTGGATAGCGCGTTTGCCTCTTTGAGTAGTTCAGTGAATTTTTCGGGGTTGATTCTTATTTTCGTTATCTTTTCTCCGGTTGCGTGCTTATCGATGTAATCTTCTTTTTTCCAGATGTCCAAAGCCAACGACTCTACCAATCCAGCCATTACGCCGCCACCACAGATTCCGATTGCGCCTCAAGCTTCGCCACTTTCTGTTCCAACAGTTTTACCCGTGCTTCCAAGGATTCCATTCCCCCCGTAGCACTCTCCCCATGTACTTCTTGTACAGTGGAGTCTCCTCCCATTTCTGAGGTTTCGCTATCTTGAAATGTCGGAGGTACCTTTACACCCTCGCTAACATCTTCTCCAGTTTCTTCCGTCGATTCCGGAACGGATTCCACCAATGCTTTTTGCGCGGCGTTATACTCTTCCCGAAATCGGGCAGCCTCTTCGTTCGAGAGTACGACGTAGTTGTTAATGGCGTAGTGCGGGCGAATCTCGATTGCTTCGTCTGTGTCAGCTCTCTTTGCCACGTAGAAGCTTTGGCGAAGGTCTCCGGGCTGTACGTCGTAGATACGAACCTTAGCGGCTTCTGCGGCCTCTCTAGCGGCTTTGTCGGCGGCTTCCTTCTTCTCCTTCAATCGCTTCGCAACTGCTTCGAGATCGACGTCCGACTCAATATCGATTACCGTAGCTGCCGCAGTTGCCCCGACTGCAATTTGTTTGCGAAGATCGTCTACGTGATTGTTCAATCGCTCAACTTCGGCCCTTGCTTCTTCTGCTTCTCTGACGGCAGCATCGCGCTTACTTGCAAGGTCGTCACGTTCCAACTTAACCGCGCCAAGCTCCGATTTCAGTTGCGCAATCGCATCGTCTTTAGCACCCATTTCGTTCGCCCATCTCGATGCCGTCTCCGTTACTTGCATCTTGATTTGGCGCAGATATTGTCGCAAAATGATTCCTTCGTCCGCTCCAGATACTAAATCGTCAATCGTATATTCCTCGCCGCCGATGCTAATTGTATCGGTGCTGGAGATGGATTTTGTTGCGTCGTCCACTACTTCTTTGGCCTTTGCCGCCAACAGCGCTTGGTATTGATCTTCATATGGTCTTCGTTCTTCTCCAGTAACCGTAGAGAGTTTTGCCAGCAGTTCTTGCTCGGTCATGTTCGCAATGCTCGTCTTCACTTCTGCTTCCCTCAGTTTGGCGATATAACCAGATTCATCTCCGATCAACCGTAAATGTTCCGCTTCTTGCTTAAGTCGTGCGATTTCTTTCGTCAGTTGTTCCATGTTCATCCTCCATATATTGATCATTCGTAATATTCCGATATCTATATCTTGATTATAAACGATTTACCAACATTTATCTATATATTTCGTCGTTTTCTCTATCAATCACCACCAGTAAATGATATGATTAGAGATTACGCACAATCGTTCGGACCATCCGGAGGTCGTTTCGCGTACTTCTTGTACTCATCCTTGCTGGGACGTTTCTTCCGGCTGCTCAACGGGATTACTTTTCTCACTGTATTTACTTTTCCGACCATGGAAACTCCTCCCCGTATGCTTTTCTTTTGCATCCGTCGCAGACCGTGGCCCATACTAGATCATTCTTATGGTCGTTAACGCCGAATCGCTTGTTGCATTCATCGCATATCCAATGACCAATCAGCCATAGAGGAAATACTACGAATACCGCATAGATCGAATTTGCAACCATGACGATAGGATAGAATAACGGCCGTTTGAGACACCATTGCATAGCTCGATCGATCATTTTCCCTTCTCCTTCCCCGTCCGTTTAATGTCCGCTGCTATCTGTTTTCTCCATGGTGATTTCTTCATACGGCCTCTTTGATTCCATTTCCGACGTCTATCGACAGCTGATCCCGGATAAACTGTTCGATTCGCTTTAGATCGATGATGAGTTCGTTAAGATTCGATGCCGTCGATTGCTTAACTTTGAGCTTTACAAGGAACTTAAAAGCAGATTCAAGGCTCGTTACATAAGCGTGAGTCGTGTAGAGGTCATTTCCGTTTTTGTCTATCTTGCCGGTGTACTCCTTGATGATGAATTGATGCTCGTCCGACTCCAGATAAATGTTCCCTTCAACTTGTACCTTCATGGTTATGCCTCCTAATGTGGTTTTGGGCTCGTTGTAGGCCCGTGGTTGAATTTGAATTGTACTCTTGTAGATTTATGCGTCCGATACCTTCGACGCCTCTAACGGGCTTCTATAGGCCAATCTGTAAAACTCACTTTCTCGCTCAAACTGTTGCAAGATATAATCCACGCTCATGACCATGATTCCGTTCTGTTTGGCGGACTTCGCTTTGTCGTATATTTCTTGTACAGGATTCATGTATCCCCCGCCTTTCGCATATGGTAGATATATCTATGGTATGCTGCTGGTCCGTATCTACGCTTATATCGATTTGCCATGATTCGGTGATAGAGTTTCATAGAATCTCCTTTATCGCTTGGCCGTATCGACTCTCGAATAATTTCTTTTTTAGTACGTATGCTTCTTTCTTCCTCGTTGGTTCTGACTTTACGTCTATAACCTCTTGTGAGCCGTCTGGGTAGGTGACAAGAAAGTCCGCACGGTATTTTATCCCCTGTACCTTTTTCCCCGTCTGAGGGTGCTTGTACGGCTCTAGAAGTACATATACCGGTTGGAGCTTGATCTCCTTTACCAGTCCCATACGTTGTTGTAGCTTTAGAAAGCTGTAATGCTGTGCCTCTCGTTGGCTATCGAAGGTTATGCCGTCAACTGTTGTTTTCTGTGCTCGATACTTGGATTGGTTGCGAAGGCGTATCATTCCTCATCCGCCTCCAGTTTGGCTAATAGTGCGGCTTTACAGATTGCTTCTGGAACAGATTTACATCCATCAATATCTCCGTAAATTGGCTTTCCACCGTCATCGAATCCAATCATGATATTGCAAAAGCAATCAGTTCCCTGGTATCCAACTCTTGCTGAGTATCCCCAATGTTCTACGACTTCCCACGCTGCTGATATTACGAATGAATAGTGCGGAACGGGTATGGAACCACCGTCAAGTTTAATGCGTGCTTTCGGCTGTTCATCTTGGAATGCGGCGATCATTTGAATATCGTGTCCTAACAATCTTGCAATCTCTATATCCAACTCTCTCCCAGGCTGCATAGACATAATAGATTCGCGGGTTAGTTTCATTGGCTTTTCTCCTTCTCGTAGATATTTCCGATGACTTCGATGTTTCTGGCGTTAAACAGATACTCATCTGAGAATTCATCTCCACCGTAAAAGAAGGCTCCATAAACATTCGAGTACCAAACGCTTCCTTTCCGCACACCATGGTAGTCATGCACCTTTACTAAGTCTCTTTCGTAAATCTCTTTGCCGTTCTTGTCCTTTAGTCCGGTGTATTGGACAACGTCGATGTTTATTCCTAAATCTTTAGCGTGCTTCCCGTCGTATTCATTCAGTTCGAATCCAGAGTCATCCACATATGCGTTCAAGATAATTCTCGCATCGTATTCATGCATGGATAACCATCTTCGCTTGCTCTTGTCCCACGCTTTGAATTTGATTTCCCTACTCATTCCCGTTATCTCTCCTTTGCTGATAATGGCAACCTTATGAAGTCTTTAGTTCACGTGCGAGTTCTCTCATTCGCTGGCGCTCTTCTTGAGATATCTCCGGTGCAGGAGATCCGGAAACAACCCTCATTTCTGGCTTTCCTGTTTTGGTTTGCTGCCGATTAAATCCTTTTTGCTGTTGAGTCCGTTCTACCGTCCATGGTTCATCTACTCCACGTCTGCGGTAATCTTCTAGTATGCTCTTAACGTATGGAAGACTTCGCTTACTGTGGTATGCAGCTTCTTTCATTGCCTCGATCACCCAGCGTTCGCCGAAGTCGTCGATGAATGATCCTAACTTCTCTGCCAATGTCGAGCTTATGGTTCCGAATCCTTCTCTCTCGAAAACGACGAACGCATTAGGGGTAGTAGTAGATTCTTTTAATACATTGAAACCATTTAAATCATTCTTTACATTATTGTTTGTGGTCACTTGTTGGTCATTTGTTGGTCGTTTGTTGGTCACTTGTTGTTCATTTTGCTGGTCAATTATTTGGTATTTGTGCCAGTTAAGTATTGATACGACTGAGAATTTGTTGGTCGTTTTGATGGTCAAAAAATGGCCGTTTTCTAGAGCCTCTAACCATCTCCATACTGTTTTAGGGCTTTTTTGTTGGTCACTGGATAAACCCCTGTTGTACATCGATTGAAGATCAAATCGACCTGTTACAAAATCCCCCGGCATTAAGTGAACAACCTGACGGCCAACTATCTGATCCCGTTCTTTATGGGTTGCTTCGGTAAGGCATATCATCCATAGCCGAAACAATTCCATGTTGTTGAATACGGGATTCTCGCGGATCTTTCGGTAAAGTTTGATATAACCTTGCACGAAGCATCCCCCTTAAAGGGGAGTTACCCCCTCTCGTTATAGTGTTTTCGATACCACCTAGCGGCGTCCCAGTCTCTATATCGTCTCATGAGTAGTTGGAATAGGTTAACCATCTGCTTGTCCCTCCAGAGCGCTGAGAGCGGCCATACAGACAGCATGAGGGGCGGTATATTCAAATGCTTCCGCGTAAATATGTGATCTTGTGAAGCCGTTGTAGATTACCGCTTTCCACTTCATGTTGTTCGTTTGGAAAAGCATGAACTGGAATCCCCGACGCTGCATCTCTTCTACTACCAGTTGCATTCCGTTCCATGTGGTGGAGTATGAGGGAACTTCTTGCCCTCCTAATACGAACTCGATCTTCTTAATGCCACTCGGGAATGAAACCGATGATTCTCCCTCTCGGAGACTCCGTATAGTTAGGATGCCGGTGTTCGGATCAAATGATGTTGACGTTGCCCCAAACCCCATAACCTCAAATGCCATCCGTCTATCCAATTCCGGCCCCGGCTGAACGATGCTCATTCTATTGGCCTCCCTCGTAATCATCATCTAAGGATTCAATATGCCTCACTTGATCGTCTTCCGATGTTCCGACGAATTCGCCATCCACATAGTACAGATACGCTGTATATGGAGTAATTTCTACGCAATCAGTGCAATAAGGCTCGTCCTCAATTGCGAAATGCTCCGTCTCTGGTGGGATGTCTTTTTGGCAATTGGCGCATTGTCTACTCATTCTTAATGCCTCCCTTGATTGGATATCACTTGCCCGGATATTGTGGCAGCAGATTGTAAATCTCGATTACTTCCCATGGCCATGTTCCAGCGACGGTCACTTTTAGCCCTGTTACATTCGGTTCTGTGGTGAATGTGACTTCGATTTTCCCGTTTGTCTCGTCGTCGAACAGGAATTTGAATCCGCCGCCGATAGATACGAGTTCTCCTTCAGAAAATCCGTATTGACTCTTCACTCTTTCGCGCACCTCTGCTTTGATCGCTTCTGAGTTGTTTGGTTCGTACCACATTGTAAGTTTGTTGTTCATATTCATCTCTCCCTTGATTGGATAATGACCCTGTGTCGGCCTCCGGGCTAAGCCCTAAGCGGATTCGGTCGATTCGATGTCGCTTCGCGATTCGAGTAATTCCGGATGTTCGTAAATGTTGCCGATCACTTCGTATGAATCTTCCATGTACTTGGCGAAGTCATTTGGTATATCATCTGCAGCCAAGTCGAATAAGCCATCTTCGTGCCAGAAAACCGTGTAACTTTTTGGAGCGTGAGAACATCCGTATTCACTGTCACAATTACAGAAGACGTTCACAACGTCCCCCTCATAAATCTCATTTCCGTTTCGGTCGTGGAGGCCGGTATATTGCATGAGGATTCGTTCCCGCTTATACCAGTCCCATGTATCTCCTTCGATCAATACTTTACCGATATCGAGATGCAATTCTTTGATGTTATATAGCATCTTTTGGTCGTTTACGTCCCATGCACGAAATTTATATTGTCTGCTCATTATGGTTATCTCCTCTCTCTTGACGAAGAATTTCTGCAAAAACAGGAACGACCACTTCGCAAAATGCTATCGCCTGCCGGTCTCCAGTGGTCTCAACATCCAAACAATGCGCCAGATAATCTCCATCGAAGAATATGTTGTCGAGTGATCCCTCCCATACAAGCGAGAAGAAACGGTCTTTGCTGAGAGTCCTTTCGTCTTCGATGCATTCGAGTGCTTCCCAGGTGTTACGCGCCTTATCCTTCAATTCCTGGAATGCCCACCTATTGTCGAAGTTGTCTGCCCATCTGACTTTAGAACGTGCATCCTTATAAAGCTCGCGATATCTCTCGACGAAATCCTTCTTCATGGCCGCGATTGTCTTCACGCAGTCGACATAGTCACGCGAATCATCGGAAATCTTTTCGTACACGTAGCTTCCGCGCCCTTGTGCATTCTTGCTGAATATCCGAATCAGGAAATCCTTGAACGTTCCGCTACCATATCCACCCCAGCAGTAATTGAAGTTGCCACAGTCCGTAATCGCGCTGAAATCCCCTGAGTTATTAATCGTGATGTTTGCCCATTGGCATCTGAGACTGTTAAGTCGGATGCGGTATACTTCGGACACGTCTTTCTCGAACTTGAACGCCTGCGGTTTATCAATGGTCGCTTCCATTCAGGTTATCTCCCTTCTCTTTGTAACGGGATAGGATGTCACGGGCTTGTTGACCATTGTCGTTGAGAATCTCGGGTATCTCCCAGTGGAAATGTACACCGTACTGATCCTCTTCTCCGTACCATTTCAGCACCTTACGGTAATCGTCCAGCTCAGATTCGAGAGCTTCGCAGTCATCGTAAGTCTTTTTTAACTCTTCCTTTGTGGTGTCCAGTTCTCCCCGTAGCTGATCACACTCTTTCTCCGCTTCTTTACGCCTCTTTTCCTCACTATCTGCTATGGCTCTCTCACGATCAGAGATGCCTCGTAGATGGGTGTTTTCTGCTTGTAGGCGTTCGTTATCTTTGAGCAATCGTTCAGCATCTGCGGCTATGCTTTCGTTGATTTCTCGCAAATTATCCTTTTGCCCCTTGCATAAATCACGTTCCTGATTGTAGAGGTTAACCCAGAAATCGCGATCCGCCGATATCCTTTCTATCTCCGCTTGCTTCTGTTCGAGGTCTAATTTAAGCTCTCTCATTCCTCGTTCCAGTTCCAATCCGATTAACGCCGTCTTAATGCCAGTATCCGATAATTCGAGTAACTTCTGCCGGAGTTCCTTAATCTCCGCTTGCTTCTGTTCGTTCTCTTTAGCGAGCTGATCGGATTTAAGTTCCCATCTTCCGGCGTCTTCTCGGGACTGTCGTAACTGCTTATTTGTCTTCTCGCATTCATGGAGTAGATTCCTTGACGATTGCAGTACCTCGTCATATGCTTTTTTTAGATCGGCTATCTCCAATTGCTGCTGTTCGTACTGTTCGAGGAGATAGCGGAGCCATTTTGACGAGTTCGCGAATAATGGAACATAAACCTTGTAGTAGCAATAAGCAATGAACGTATCATCATCAGCTACAATGGATGTTCCATCGCAATCTATCGGTTCTGGCTTTGCTGCCTCTAGCGCCTGCTTGATCTCCTCTATCCTATTATCCATCTTGGTTGTCCTCCAGTCCGGCGAGCTGAAACAGAGCATTCATAGATTCCTTCGTTTTTCCCCAATCTCCACCCATTAAAGCATCTTGGAGATATTGTCCATATTGGATGGTTCGAATCTTGTACTCCATGATCTTGCGGACTACTTCTTCGGGGGAGGCGATAACAACATAGCGGTCTTGATCGTATTCGATATAGGCGAGGCCATTTTCACCAGACGGAGCGATAACGTTTATTCGTTCAGGATTGAAGTAGAATTCCCCGCCGCCGTGACTCGTTAATTTAATCATTCTCCATCCTCCTCATTGGGTCGACAGTAGTGGATTCCAGTATTTCCGCAGCGCGGGCAACGTTGTTTCGGTTTCGGTTGCTCACCGCTCGGGGAGAGGGCTTCAGTACATTTAGACTTCATCCGATCTGCAAGTTTCTCGACAGCATCTGCGGCGTAATGGTCGTTTGCATTCAACAGGCGATTGACCAATGAACGTAATTCGATGTCATACGACTTGGCGATGTCTTCGGCTATATCTCTATACCGTTCCTCTGCTGATGAGGGGATGGATACTCCCAACGGATATTGATCGTCGACAGCTCTAATCTCACTCAATGCAGCAGAAGCTAATAAAGAGATAGGCGATTTAACTCCTTCGATATCTTCTAGCCACTTCATGGCTATTTCCAGCTTCTTCGTGTCACTCATGTATTTGATGCCTCCTCTTGAGCTTTCAACATAGTCAGCATGCTTTTGCGATCTTTGTTCTTGATGATGTATTCACTTCCAGCATCCGAATTAGCCCACTCTTGCACTCTTTTCCATCCGTTCAAGTTCTTGCAGACGCCCATTTCTTTCAGTTCTGAAACGGGAAGGTCAACGCTAAACCGTTTGATTTCGTCACCTACAAATGCAGTTACTTGTGCCTCGAACCAAGTTGCCTTTCCGTATCTAGTCGCCGTGTAAATGGCTACGTTAGCTATTTCCATTTATCCATATCCTCTCTTTAGTTAATAGGCCACAGCATTTCCGCTATTTGCTCAATACGATCCCAGTTATTAACCTCTCGCCAGCCGCGATTGGGGTGATAGTATTCTACATATGCCCATTTCCTACCGCTGCCGTTGTAACGGAAATTGGTTGCTCGATACTCCCGACCATCGATGGTGACAGTCGGTATGATGTCTTCGATGGTTAGTTGCATCTATATATCCTCCCCTATTAGGGGAATATATCCCCTGTGATATAAACCCTGATACGGCCTCCGTCCCTTACGGGACTAAGCAGATACGATGGCGAGAATGTGCTTCTCGGCCTTCTTGTTGACGATGTCGAGGTATTCGATGACCTTTTTTTCTGCTTGGTGTTCGGTATATGCCCGGACTTCTTCAACGCCTTCACGAACCACTTTCCCGGCCCACAGCATCTTGTACTCAACAAGGAATACCGTCTCACCCATCCCATATCTCTCCCTTTACGCGCCTTCTTTGCGCAGCTTTTGATGTTCAATCATCCATTCGCGTCCAGCTTTCGTATAATCCGCGAAGTTATGGCATGTACCTGTATTAACCGATGGACCGCATAGCATGATAATGTCGTCTGCGGTAGTCTGATCGAGATGCCTCCGTCTGACCACGTGTGCGGCCTCTAGACGCCATTTCTGCCCCGATGGGTCTAACGATCCGTCTACGTATCCGCAACGCTCACAACGGCCTCCAGCGCGTTCATACGCTTCGTTGTAGACTTCGGTACGTACCCGGCCACGATCACGTAACCGGGGAGCGTTCCTTTTGTGCTTTAGTTTGGGCTTGTCTACTTTGTTGTGATAGAGCTGCTTGGACTTTGGATAGGGTATAGCCATGGGATCACCTCAGAATGGCAAGTCATCAACATCAGGATATTTAACCGGTGGATGTGTATATTCCTGAGCAACGTAGTTTGTAAGGAAATTAATCATTTCTTGCGCTTCCTTGTTGCTAAACTCCTTAACGCTCGTCTTATCCTTCCCAATTTCACTGACAATCCGGTAATAATCATCTTCTGGTATTCTCTTTTCTGTTCGAAGTTTACCGATGAAGTTGATTTGTGCTTGGGATATCATCTTCACATATCCGCTCTGGCTTCCTGTAGGCGTCTGTGAAGCGTTTTGTTGTTGTCCGCCATATTGTGTATGTCTCGTCTGTTGGGAAGTCTGTGCGGGCATCTGAGGGGCACTGGCGCCGTTCCCATCGTCATCATCACCAAGCGATAGGGAGAGAGCCGCGGCATAGCTGTAACGTCGTGCGTAGGTGATTGCAGATCCGGCTCCCTGCGGGTCAAACTTGGTCGGCTTGAGCGTCAGAGGTTCGGATTCGATCCATTCGCCGGATTCGTGAAGGATCATAGTTCTAACGGTTACTTTTTCCCCGTCCCCTCCAGGGAATTGCATGACGGTAAGTCCATGTTTAGTAAGAAGAGGCTTCGTCTCGTCGATCATATGGTCAAGCGATGTATATTGCGATTTAAAATGCGGATTGGTGGCGTCTTTGCCGATTCCTTTTACGTCTCCGCTAAAGGCCACTAGCGCCGCCGATATCTTGGATATCGACTCCGACTTGTTACACATCGTCTTCTTCCTCCTCATAGGTAATCTTGATCTTCTGAGGCTTGTACAATTCGGTATTTGTAGGTCCGTAATATCCATGGATGAAAGTGTTGTAGGCCTCAATATCATTGAATCTGCCGGCTGCTGATATGGTTTTTACAGGTTCATAGTGGAGGTTAACCGGCACACCGTCTGTTCGCTTGATGATGATCCGGCGCTTCACTTCCATCTATCAAAACCTCCGATAGTTTGGTACAATCTGTTTGAGCATTGTCACGATGGGCCCGCTACTACGGGCTCTTTTTCTTTGTTCTGGTGTCAGTTGGATTCACTTCCTTGTACCGACCGGATTGTCTGCGAAACTATCTCTGATACAATTGACCAGTATTCTGCATAATCAAATGGTTCTCTTTTGTTCTCACAATTGATGTTTTCCAACACCTCTTTCATCTGTTTGTGCTGTTGATCCAACTGACGATATGCGTAAACCAGTTCATCAACTGCATTTCGCAGCTCGCCCTTTGTTACAATCATTTCAGAGGCTAATAGTTGAAGTAATTTCAGGCGTTCCTCACTCAACATTTCCCTTTGCTCCTCTCTTTGTTAAGCGTCCTAACGTAGTTTTTGAAGTAGATGATACGTGTTCGCCTGTTACGGCTTATGCGGGCTAATTCGAGGTATACGGTGCGGGATTGGGGGATCATGAAATCACCAGAAGTCATAACGGAACTCGTAATTCTCGATAACATCAGCAAGGGTCTTTACTACTTTCTCTCCGTTCTTATCTTCCAACGTGACTTTGCCGATCGGTACATCGATGTGCTTTAATAAAAAGTCTTCTGCGGTATCAATGTTCCGGATGTAGTAGGTCATTTACGCTTCTCTCCTTATCTTGGGTATTTACAAGTAGGACATAGACACTCTTTGTTACGTTTGACATGATATGATCCACATTTTCGGCAATTTACCTTTAATGCTCTCCTCACCCTCTTCATTTTGTTGCCTCATTTATCGCGTCAACTGCTTCCTGTACGGTGTTATACCTTTTGAATTCCGGAAGAAATGCAGGATCATTTATGCGATAACCAAATCCGTTAGGAGATACATGGCTAGGGATTGTATT